CCGAAACAGAAGTCTTGTGGATAGAGTGGGCGCTGAAGGCAATCTCTGCCTCAGATAAAATCTATGACGGTATAGCAGCAACGCTTTCCGTCATTTTACGTTGTACAGAGGGACACACTTTAGTCCCGGCGTTTAAAGCATTAGTTTCACTAATAGCGCCACAACAAGATTGGATCTCAGGTCTATACCGACGCGTTCGAGCGGAGGATATAGTGCGCGATTTTGACTCCTCTATGGAAGTTTTATCGGCTGTTGGGTTAACCACCCCGCAGATAGCGCAAGTAGTTGCCGAAGTGGTCCCTGCTAAGATTTCAGGCTTAGCAAGTGCTGAAGAAGAACCCCTCACTGTTGACGCTCATCTTCGCGTCAATATTTGCCCGTTAACTGGCCCATGGGGGAAATGAAAGCATTGGAAGATGCTGTCAGGCAGCGCTGCGCTGTTTTTTTCGATCCCAACCCAGTTTTCCCACCCTATGATCCTAAACAGGGTCCGTATCTCGCCTATCCCCCCGTGCTCAACGAGGAGATTTTTAAGGCGCTTTGGTTTGCACCAGCTGCAGGTAAGTCGAAAGATTATAACTATGCACTGGAGTACGCATTGTTTGAGAGAAATCTCAAAAGTTCCGGAGTCCCTGCCGCTGTAGACGCTGTCCCCACTGTATATGATCGACTTAATCGGGACAAGTCTTCTCATGCTTTAGCTTTAAAGTATGATATATTAATTTCCGGCTTACCTATGGCCGGGAAATCAGCGTTGGTGAGGCCTTTCCTCACTAATTTAGACGTAGTAGTGGTACCAACTCGTAAACTCCGTGACGAGTGGGTGGAGGCAATTAAAGATATGCCATCTAAACCGGAGATCGTAACACAGCACGTCGGCTTGACATTACGCGGGAAACGTTATATTGTCGTCGATGAGGTATATACCTATCCAGCTGTTCACATTGCTTGCTTTTATGCTGCTTGTGATAAGCTGATTCTGCTGGGAGACCCTTCTCAAATTGGGGCTCTTTTCGGTACTATGGCGGGTCTAACACCCTTCGCGCCAGAGTACTTCACGCGACACGCCGACATATTGTTGCCATACTCATTCTGTCCCCAGGATGTAGTGCATTTTCTAATGTGGAACAATATGAACACATGCGGCTACGAAGGACCTATATTCGCGCTCTCCCCTATTGAGCATAGTCTTTTTTACACTGACGCCAAAACTGCCCCACAGCACGATTATGATCTTTTCATGGTCGGCACTCAAATGGGTAAAGGCAAGTACTCCTTGTCAGGAGTACCCAGTGATAAACTAGCAACTGCTCATGAAGCACAGGGGTCTAGAGCTAATTCCGCTGTCGTAGTGCTCGACACGCGTGAAGCCAACTTCCTACGCACTGCGCCGGCGCATTTCCGTGTATGCGTCTCTAGGTCAAGAGTTAAGACCGTGTTTGCTGTTGAATCGACTTCAGTTTTACGCGCACTCTCTGGCCTGGTATTTGTGAATGGTAATTCACAAATAGCAGCTATGTTTAACACGGCGTCTTTGTTGTCACTTGATCTTGACGACACTCTTTTTGCTGTAGACAGGCCCACTGTGTATAAGCATGAAGACACCCTCCCAAAAGCGTTGTTCACTATGGATGACGTTGCTTTATACCCGCTGGTTGCGCAAACTGCAAAAGGGGCCTCATTAACGTCTGTTAATCCTGGCCTTCTTGTCGTATTGCCGCCTAATGGAGGGAAGACCACTTTGGCACGTCGATATCACGGTTTAGATATTGACGATTTATTTACCGACAGCATGCGAGAGATGCGCGACCGTGAAGAATGGTCACGTTTAAAGCAGGCAATCCAGGACGCAGTCTTAGCGCTCTATGATTTCCCGCGTTTACTCTTCGTGCACAACTACGAACAAGTTCGTGCGTTATATCCCCGGCCAGAGCATGTATTATTCATAGCTCATTCGATGGTTGCCGAGGAGAAAGGCCGTGAAATGGCGCGTGTTCAATGCAACGAGGCAGTTGCAAAACACGCTAAACATTTCTCGCAGCCACTCACCGTTGCTAATGAGTATGCAGACGTGGAAAACGCTTTAATGCGTTATATTCTACAGCATAGCTCCCTGTGCAATGTCGCACCGATACTTGGGACTCCGACCTTAGCGTTGTCGGACGGTATGCCCTGCGCCGTCGATTCTCTAGACCTAGGGAATGGTGGTGCCATAAAACGCATTGCGCAGCACATCTTATCTCAGAAGATGTCAGCTGCAGTTGATATGGCCAAGCCCGAATCGTGGGTAGCCAGCCATATTAACGCCGTCAATCGAATGGCGGTCGAGAATAAACATAAGGACCCAATGACCAAATCCTTAATGACTTATGTTAAATCTCGCGTCCGAACTCTTTTCAAACGTAAACTAACGCGTACACCGCAAATTAATTTTGAAAAGAATTCGGCACAATGGCTAGCGATATTGGAAGCAACTGACGACCCCGAGCGGGCGTTGTATGCCGACTTTAATTCGAAAGCTTTCGCTAAAGGCGAAATGCCCAAGAAGACGAGCGACTTGCTGAAAGTGCAAGGTGTCATTTACAAAGGTCCAATGGCACAACTCCTTTTCGCTGCGATGGTTAAGCAGATCACTGAGTTTGTGAAAATAAACTTGCGCCCCGGGTTGATAGCAGACGTAGGCTATACCGAGGATGAACTACGTCTGGTGATGAGCCGTTTGTATGCCGCTTGCGGTAAACAAAACGGGGTCGAATTCGATCTCGACAAACAAGATACTTCGCATAACAAATGGCACGTACAAGCTTTTAGTTACATTGCGGAGTTAGCTGGAGTAGATCAGATCTACATCAACTTGTTTGAAGAGACAAGAAGTCGCGAGAGCGTTGAGTGCTTAGATCATGCACTCAAGCTGCTTAACCATTACTCGTTAGGGTCCGGTGCACCATGGACCCTAATTGCGAATATACTAATGGCGCTGACCACCCTAGTCGTCGATTATGACTTACGAGAAGATGACATCGTAATTCAGAAAGGTGATGATGGGTACCTTAGTAGAGAGTTAACTCCGAACGTTAAACTGCTTTTCCCGAATGTGTCGTGGAAATGGAGAACAGCCGAACTCGGCTCGTTCTGTTCGAAGTTATACTCGGTCTTTGTGATCCGGAAAATGGGCAGGCGTATGTGGAAATTGTTCACAGCGCAACCCACCCAGCCGGGTTTTAAAGAGAAGCTCGCCGCCCATTTCGGCATCTTACGTGAGATACGCGCGGTTGGACACCACACGTATGGCGAGATGCTTGACAGAGCGTTCGACGTTCCGCTGGGTTCTGGGTTCCAGTTAGTTTGTGAATATGAATTTACTTTCAACCACAAGCTAAAGGAGCTACCAGCGGCCATTACCTGGAGTATGTCCTGTAGGGCTACTAGGGTTGTGGTAAGTGCACAGCAGCATTGCGCTTGGCGCGCAATACTGGCCGTCGGCGGACCTACGCTGGCGGACAAATATCTACACTTACGGCGCCGAGATGTCACCATAACTGAGTTGGTGTCAGTCTGCGAGAGAGAAAAGGTCGTGCTGCACATCGAGAAGTGCAAACATAACACTGCGCGCCAGTCACGAGTGCTCCAAAGTTTAGGACAGGACTTTAGGGGTATAATCGTCTGGCATGATCATGCAGTGGCGGTGGTAACGCGTGATTTACCACCTGGTGTTGCAAGCACGGGTTAGGGGCCCAAACAATTGGGGGACAGTCGCTGCTGTCCGCGTCGGGAGGGATGTTACATGGGGCTTGTGTGAGGCTACGCCCTGGAAAAAGGCTCATATATTAAAATTTGTACATTGCTGC